CTTTCCAGTTCCCAGTCTGGGAGTGTTTCGATATCCAGTTCCTTACATTCACTGATGACACCATCAATCAGCACCGACATCTCTCTGGTGTCATATTCAGAACTTCCTCTGAACACCATGTAGTGTGTGAACTCTCTGCCATCGAGTGAGGCTCTGCCTCTTTCCTCGTAGTATTTAAAAAGTCCGGATACATCGATGTCGGATCTCACGCTGACATACTCTCCCTGTCCGTATCGTTTCAGCATCTCGATGTAGACTTCATCTTTGCTTGTTCTCAGGACATCTGCGATTTTCCCAAGCAACTGCCACATGTAGGCATTGGCTGTGAGAGACCTCTTTTCTCTGTGTTCCTTTATCTCGTACTGCTTAGTTCTGTCCTGATTGAACAGCCATCGAATGCATTCCTCTGGTGTACCGATAATACCCATCATTTAGAAAGGGAGATCCTCATCTGAGACAACAGGGACATATTCCTCTGACTTTTCCTGTTTCCTCTCAAGGAAGTCGATGCTGTTTGCCACTACATCTGTGGTGTAGATTGTCTTTCCGTCTTTCTCGTATGAGCCTGTCTGGATATGTCCTGACAATCCCATTCTGTGACCTTTTTTGATGTGCAGGTGTATCAGTTCGGCAGTCTGTCCGTAAGCTACACAGGAGATGAAATCTGCTCCATCTTCTTTTTTTCTCCTGTTCACAGCCAGTGTGAACCTGACCACTGAATTGCCTGTAGTTGTTGTACGAAGTTCGACATCTTTGACTAGATTTCCTGTTAAACAAACCTGATTCATTTCTTCTTCCTCACTTGTTCAGATACCCATAGAGAGCATCGTCTAATATGTCTAATATCTGCATCCAGTTCTGTTCGAAAAAATCATCTACTGATTCTGGTTTTTCAAAACCATTTATGATGATCTGCTCTTTTAAGACTGTTACCTTTTCCCACATTTCCTGTGCACTTAATAAATTACTTTTCATTCTTCTTCCTCACTTGATCTGCATATTCTGTCTCTCGACCAGAACAGCTCCCATGATCTCCTGTCCCTCTTTCAGCATCTTTTTGATCCCCGTTTTGTTCGGAGCATAGTCAGTCCTTACTGTGACCAGCTCAGGCTTGTCCATGTACCTAAGAATGAACTGGCCCAAGTCATCAATCTCGACTGCCTGTGACTTGCGATAAGAAATCTGCACCTTTGCTGTCTCAAACTTCTGCCCCTGCAACGCCCATTCCAGATATCTTTCCTGCCATTCCAGTTTCTTCTCTATGCTCTTTTTCCTGTCCTGCAGAGCCTTGATCTCATCGGCAATTGCCTTGCTCTCTGCTATCAGATTCTTGTGCCATAGAGCAACATTCTCGACCTTTGCATCCTTTGCGATCTGCAGTTCGTTTATCTTCTGCAGTGCTTCTTCGGAGATTTCTCCTGTCTCCAAGTCGATTGCATTTTCGAGCACCGACTCTATCTCCTGATTGATTTCATACAGTGTCATTCTTTTCTCTCGCTTTCAATTCGATTTTGTTGATCAGTTCCGATGCTTTTTTCTCTGGCATTTCCTCAAGGCTGTTTATGCCGTTGACCTGCAGGAGTTTTGTCAGGTTATCACCTGTGTAATGGTGTGCCAGTTTTGCGATCTGCACCTTTGTTGCTTTCCTGTCAACGATCTGAGGCTTGCTCGGACTCTGTGCATCAACGATCTGAGGCTTGCTCATGCTCTGTGCATCGTCATCGTCTGTTGCTAAACCGAATGCCATCAGCAGACTGTATCGTCTTGCATAAGTGATTGCTGATCCCTGCAACTGAGCAGGATTGTCTGTACCGATCAGAGTCGCATCGACTACTCTTGCACCTCTTAGTGGCTGAGACTCTTTGCCGTTCTCTACTTTGACTGTCATGATGTAATCGTCACCATCGAGTCTGTCGATGTACTGGTAATACCTTGCACCGATGCTCTCTAGGTACTCGTGTATCTGTGCTATATCGACATACTTGTAAGTCCTGTGACCCACCTGACCTGTCTTGTTTTTACTGACTGTGGTTTTGACCACATCACCGATGTTTTCCATCACTCCCACAGCCTCCCTTTAAAAAAGCCTCCTGCCATCAGAACAAGTCCGATGAGGAGTCTTGTTGTGATCTGCAGTCCTGTGATCATTTCCAGATCACTTGCTCCTGCAGTGCCGAATATGAGTGCCATTCCCAGACACATCACGATCGCTGATAGTTTCTTCATTCTTAGTTCCTTTCTACCGTTTCTTCTGCATTTTACTTCTGGTTACGGAAGTTTCTCGTCAAAAAAATATGCATTCATATCATCGATGCCTAGAATCTTTGCAATCACAAATGACTCCATAAGAGTAAAGTCACTTTTGTTGTTCAGTTTCTGATTCATGACTGACGGAGAAATTCCGACTCTCTTTGCCAGTTCCACCTGAGTCATTCCTTTTTCTTTGATCTTGCCTTTAAGCTTGTTAAAGTCGAGGATTATCTCTCTCATTATTTACCTCCTCCCTGCCTAGTTTTTGCACTTCAGGACTTCCGTTAAAAACTTCCGTAACCTGAAGCACAAGATAATACTACTCCCACGATATGTAGAAATCAATAGTAAATTTTGATTCTTGCAGTTTTTTCTTTTGAAAACTGAAGTCTTTTGATATAATGAATTTCAACAAACAGGAGGAAGAAACAATGACTATATTTCAGATTAGACTTGAACAGGCTATGAATGAGGCAGGCATGACTCAGGCAGAACTCTCTCGTAAAAGTGGCATACCTGAGTCAACCATCTCCTCATATCGCAGTGGGCTTTACTCCCCACGCAATAAGAAACTTTATGCTATGGCTACAGCAATGAATGTGAGTCCGTCTTGGCTGATGGGATATGATCTGGAGATAAACGAGAACACTCTGGATCTGGCTCTGCAGTCTCTGTGGACTGAGATGACTGACGATCAAAAGGCAAAGGCTCTCGACTATATGCGATATATAACATCAGATCGAACAAAAAGCACTTGATATTCACATTATCACCTCCCAGATTTATCGTATCAATTATCTACTTCATAAAACTGTACAATGAGAAACAATGTATAAAGATTCAAGAGGACTATGGAGACAACAAGTCACTGTCAATGGTGTCCGCAAGGTATTTTCTGCTAAGACCAAGAAAGACCTGCTCATGAAGATTGCTGTCTACCAGAACAACAAGCAATACCACACACCCAAGTTCTCCCTGATTGCAGAGCAGTGGGAGGAATGGAAACAGGACAAGGTGTCGAGAGGAACATGGAGATGCTACAATGCACCTCTTCAGGAGATCATTCAGTACTTCGGTGACATGGAGATCGGCAAGATATCCGGAAACGATGTCCAGAAGTATCTGAACTCTCTGGAACTATCCTACAAGTCCACCATGACCAGAAAAGGGATCATCTCACAGATATTCGACTATGCCATTGTTGATTTAGACATGGATTTGAAGAATCCCTGTGATCGAGTCAGAGTAGATACTCGTCTCCCCAGAGGACACAGAGACGCTTTGGCCGATGAAGAGATACAAGCCATCAGAGACACTGCACCTGATGAGTTTCTTCTCGCACCTTTTATCTTCTACACTGGCATGAGAGCAGGAGAGGCTCTGGCAGTTCAATTTCAGGACATCGATTTCAAAAAGAAGATCATACATGTCACAAAGTCAATTGATCATGTCGGAAACAGACCGATTATCTCCTCAACAAAGACTGTGAACTCAGTCAGGGATGTTCCTCTGCTACAGCAATTAGAAACTCTCCTGCCTAAGAAATACCGCAAGACAGATTATGTGCTGTCAGGTGCTGAACCGCTTACCAAGTCTGCTCTAGCTAAGAGATGGGAGAAATGGGAGAAACAGCATGGAGTCAAATTTGATCGGCACTCTATCCGGCACACATATGCCACCATGCTGTTTGAGTCAGGAGTAGATGTGAAGTCAGCACAGAAATTACTGGGACACAGCAACTTCCAGACTACTATGGATGTGTACACTCACCTGTCTGATCAGCACCTGCAGGAAGCTTCTTCCAAACTGGCTGAACATCTCAAATAAAAAGAGGATCTGTCACATCGGCAGATCCTTTTCTGTAGCATTCAGGTGTGCACTTAGGTGTGCACTTGATTATGTATTTTTCTGTATTTTCTGTTTAGATTTCAAAACATTCAAAGCATTAAAAAACCCTTTAAACAAAGGGATTTTCCAGTGTTTAAAGGGAATTTTGAAATGGTCGGAGTGGCGGGATTCGAACTCGGAACATTTCCTTTATTTATCGGTGTTTTTCGCATGTGGTGTGCACTTGGTGTGCACTTCATTCTACTTTGTCCATTTTCGCACCGCAGTATGGACAGTAGTTGTATCTTCGTAACTTATCACCTACTGCAAAACTACTACCGCATTCACTGCATAAGTATGTATCGTCTCTGTACCTACTTTTTTGCCAATAAGCATGTTTTATATCGTATGTATCCTCTCTGTCTATTTGATCAAGTATCTCTATAGCTTTAAGAGGATACTCTCTCCTGATATGAAATACTGGCACACCTGTGTTACGCTCCGACCATCTTGCAATAATCCACGACTTTAAATGTTCTGCATCAATCAGCCTCATCCGACACCATTACCTCTCTCACCGCTTCTGCATATTCATTAGGAATTGCTCCGAACTCTTGAACATATTTCTCAAGTATAAATGCTTTCGTGTTCTTATCTTTTACCTGCAGTAATATCTCTAATAAAACATCAATCATATGAATCACCTCTGTGTAGTAGTAGCTCTAAGATTGCAGTCTAGCAAGACAGTAAAATCACACTGCTTGAATGGAGCAGGATGCGGAAACCACTCTTTCACTGTGTAATTATAAAACTGCCTCAGTACTTCTGAGTCTGTGGAACATGTCAGCAACTCATAGTTGTTTTCATCTCTGACCTCAACTCGTTCTCCACTTGTCCTCAATGACTCAATCATCTCTTTCAGCGTCATGATACGATTTCTCCCTCTCATTTAAGTTGATTGGACTCATCCATCTTTGCTCCGCAGTTTGGACAATACGGCATACCGCTGACATCAGTCTCGCAGTAACATGCGTTCCAACCGCAAACCGAACAAGTGCCTGCTATTATGCCGTCACTTTCGTATATCCAATGTCCATGTTTCACTGATGTTCCCTTTTCTTCGGGAAAAGTAAGACAACGATGTGATTTCTCGTCCATCACCCACATTGTCGACATACTATCGACAACTTCCACCTCTTTTTTTCGCTCTCCCATCAGTTTTGCCCCACAATGCCCGCAGTAGCTATCAAAGCAAAAACTTGAACCGCAGTTGGAACACTCCATATTACCATCTTCATCGATTATTACATAAGCGTGTTTCGGTTCTGCATCTACTGTTGGAGCATCCTCTATAGCATAATTAATCAATCCCCACAGATATTCTCCATCTATGGCTACCCCAACTTCAGTCATCGCTTCGATACTGCCGTTGATATAGTTCATCAATTTTTCTGCATCAATCAATCTCGGCATATGATTTCTCCCTTTCATTCAATATTTCATAGACATCCACTCCCAGTGCCTCTGACAGCCTCAAAACTGTCTCTACAGAGGCTTTGTTTATGTCCCTTAGTCCTTGCTCCATGTTCTGTAACGATCTGACAGAAATGCCAGTTTTCTTGGCTAGTTGAGACTGCGAGAGTCCTCTGGATTCTCTCCAGTATTTTAATGCCTCACCTTTTCTCATAACTGTCCTCCATATACCATGATACCATCTTTTCCCCAATCACCTAAAACCTCTCTGTGATAGTCTGAGAGCATCTCAGGCTGACTGTACTTATAAGCCAAGACATTCCACCTGATCAGCCATGCATCTGCTTTCTTTGCCTGTCTGATGTCCATTGCCTGAGGATCTCCCTCACCGTATGTTGATCTCGATGCCTCCTTGCAGAACTCTCCTTCCTCATACATATCAACCTCATGCAAGACAAGCCACCAAACATCTGCAAATGTCTCCTCATAATCCCATGCACACAATTTGAATACCTTGAGCCTTTTCAGCTCACTGATTGCTTTCTTGCAATCCTCCGGAATGTTGCTCCAGAAATCTTTTCTCTCCATTTTTATGCCTCCTCAATTATTATCTCATCAATTATGTGTGAATCCTCATCCAGACTGTCTCTCCATGTCTTGACAGCCTTGCATGTCTGTCCATACCAGTCATATGTGTTGATTCCCTCAACTCTGTCCCAGTGATTGTCATTCTGCACCCACTTTCTGTGGTATCTGATCTCAACTGCCAAATTCTGTGCCAATGCTCTGTCTATCTTCCTGACTGCTGTGCTCCACTTCATCTCTTGATCCTTTCTGCGGTTAACCTATACACCGCAAGGTCTTGTCGTCGATTATCCTACCGTTCCGTAAAAACCCGCCATTGGAACTGCACCATCTTCTGTCTGCGTCCATATGTTCGCCCATGGTGTGAACAGTCTAAACGCCTTGTCGTTGCTGAAAATATCTTCCAACGCTTCTTCTTTCCAGTAACCTTCAAGAGACTGACGGGCTTCGTCTTTGGTTATTTCCTTGACTGCATCTTCGCCTTTGTACTGCTTAAAGTACTTCATGCTATTCTCCTTTCTATGGCCGGACTTGTGACCGGCTCTTGTGCATTACCGGAGCTCTGCTCCGTCACTCTGCATATATGATCATTTCGTCACCGTCGATAAAAAATGAAAGAACTTTGCGATTGACATCGGCTTCATATTCTTCAGTACGAAGTTCCTCTCTGCTGATGCGATAAATCTTTCGACGATCTTCGTTGTCTACTATCATCTTTACGACTGCGATTGATGACCTCGCATGTGCGAATAAGTGTAAAAGCATCCTAACTTTCATCTCTGCTCCTCCAGTAAGTAATCTATTGTTGCTCTCGCATCTTTAAGGCTGTAATCATGTCCGACGCTGAACAGCCAGTTGATTTCTCCCTTGTCATCTATCTCATGGATGTTCCACATTGTGCATCCCTCTGGCTTGTCTATTGCATAGCCTTTGTAGTAATGAACTTGTGTGATTCTGTACATCTCTGTCCCCCCTTGTTTAGCCTGACTCCTTTCGGAGTTTCGTCTTAATTTTCAAAGACTCATCAGAGGCTTTATCTTACTGAATTTGATCTGACTACAAGTGCCTTTCCGTTTACCCTTATGATTATGTTTGAGTTTTTGTTTGCTTTCCTCAGATCAACTTTGTTCTCTTTGTAGTCCTTAATGCTGTATTTGCTGATCCATTCTTTCATCTCTTCTTTTGTTTTGCTCATTATGAAATTGTTTTCAAGTGTGTAGATGTTGTATCTCATTGTTGATCTCCTTTGTTAGTGTGTTTGATTTGCTCTTTCTGACTATAATTATACTCCTGTGGGAGTAGTTTTATATAGTGAGTAATGACAAACTTTCCCTCTCTTTTTTGTGCAAATTGTACGTCTGTAGAAGTATAGTCAAGGCAATAAAAAAGAGGGAGGCCGAAACCTCCCTCCCCATCTACTCCTCTCGGAATAGCAGGTAATCTATTTCCATGTGCCTACATACCATAGTATTCAGTGCCGGAAGAACTCATTATACTTGTTCAGTGCTTCTTGCATTCCACCACTGTTGTTATTAGTAGAAGCATGATTCAGCAACTGATAAATCATGTCTCCCTGCATATCGACTGTTTCTTTGATGTCACCCATGCTCTCGGTGAGTTTGTCTATGCTTTCCTTGACTTCTCGCACTGCCTTAAATGGTTTAGAGATGGCTGTATAGATAACTCCGATTGCTCCTATGATTCCTGCAATTGTCAGGATGTCCTCAACTGTTATCGTCATGTCTCTGCCTCCTCTTCCATTGTCTCAGAGTCAGACTCTTCTTTGCTCTCATTTTGACTAGGCTCTGGATCATGATAATCCTCTTCAGGAGTCTCCTCTTCCTCTGCAGGTGTCTCTTCTTCTGCAGGCACTTCCTCTGCAGGCTCTTCCTGTTTCTCAGGCTCTTCCTGTTTCTCAGGCTCTGGATCTGTCCTGAAATAATCCGATTGGATCAGATAACCCTCTTCGGTGTAGAGCATTGCGGAATGGCAAGGCAGTCCTGACAGACATGCTGATGCAAGGATCTGATGATACTTAGCCTGTGCCTCTCTCCTGTTCTCGAATGCAACTGTTATCGAAGCCACCTGACCTGTCGGATGCAACTGTGTTTCTGTAACTATGAACATTTAACTTGTCCTCCTCCAAGCGTAGACTACAAGATACGGAGGGAGATTGTTGTGTGCACTCCCTGATCCGAAACTGAATGTATATTTGTCAGAGCCTCTTGCTCTCCCTGCATATGCCAGAGCATCAACTCCACCAGAATCGACCTGCGTTCTCACAAACTTACCATCGTTGCCTGTTGTTAAGTTGCTCCATGAAGATGAACCAGAGCCCCAATCCCATCTGCGGAATGTCAGCGATCCTGATACGCTCGGCAACTCTGCCTCACTGAGTGTATGAGTCGCTTCTCCTCCAGTGTTTCCTGCTGTATAGGTGTCACCTGCAGTCAGGAGGAATGTGTCTTTGATCTGAGTCCATGAGCCTCCGAAAAGCGTTGCAGGGCTCGTGTTCACTGTGCTCAGATATATTGCTCCGACAGGATAAATGAGATCAACGATAGCACTTCTGCCCTGTGCAGATGTTGTCATAGTCTGCCACGGAGCAAACCAGTCTCCCCAGACAGTTCCTGCTCTGTATCTCACATACAGATCTGTGCCTCTGCTGTTTTTGATCATACATTCCTGACGGAGATAGTCACTTCCTGAAACGATTACCTCCAGTATGAAGTCACCGCTTGCTACTGGTGCATGAGTGAAGTTACTGCAGTTGCCATAGTAGAACCTGCCTGTTGTCAAATTGTTGAAGTCTGTCTCTGTTGTTGAGAATGTGAACAGGTTTTTCAGGTTTCCGTCTGGCACTTCGACTGAGAACTCATCCTGCGGGAAACAGTTGATACCGACTGAGTTTTTTAGCCTGTCGAAGTAGACTATCGGCATGCCTCGGCTTAACCTCATGGTATAAGTCGAAGATCCTCCGAATCCGTCCGTCAGTGTTATCGTGATGTTCCATGCATAGGTGTTGTCCAGATTGACAACCTTTGTCACATTGTCCTGCAGTGATCCTGTTACCGCAGAGCCTCCTCCGTCCTCCCTTACGCATCTATAGGTAATGGAGATCGTGTTGTGACCATTAATGTAGGCATACTGAGCATCGACCTTGAAATCCGTTTCGGAGTAGTAGTTGTTCTGTCGATTTATACTCAGAATCGCACTCGGCACAGACCAGTCGAGCATAGTGATTGTCACTGTCTTTGTGTTTGTGATTCCTCTGCTATCAGTGACTGTCACTGTTGCTGTGACATTCGTGCCTGAGTTGATCGTTGCGTTACCGCCTGTTGCTGTCGATCCAGACCTTGTAAGCGTATATGAGTTACCATTCACATAAACTTGTACGGAGGCTATTGAGGCAGATTTTGTGCCTGCCAGTCCAGTTGCAGTGTACCTTACTGTTGAGATGTTCCTGACTATATCCTGATTGTTGCCTGTTATAGCCACCGCAGTTGCGTTGGTGTCCTGATATGTCAGTCCTGTGATCGTAGGCCTGCAGTCCGACTCTTTAACTGTGAATGTTCCACCATCGTTTGTTGTGGTGTTTGTTCCATAAATGACTGCGATTTTGTACTGGGCAGATTTTGCTGACGGAATTGTGGCATACAGTGCGTTCACCATCGCTGTGGTGTTGAAGCCTGCAACCGATGTACCGCTTGTTGTGTATGACCCTATTTCCGTTGTGCCTTTGAGCATCTTGACTGTTACGGATCTGCCGAGAGGATTGAAGATCCCTATCGTTACGCTGTTGCCTAGTGTGAAGTTAGGCATTGATGTTGCGTATGGATAGGCATATGTAGCGAAAGATCCTGCTGTACTCTCCGACTCCAGTTGTGAGTCTTTCCTCCGGACCTTTGTGATCACCTGATATGTCGTTCCTGCAGTCAGTCCAGTCACTGTGTATGTGCCTGATGTTCCCTCTGCTATAGCGACCTCAGTAAACGAAGATCCGTTATTTGTTGAATACCAGAGTTTGTCTACTGTTGAGTCCGTCGCCCATGCTACTGTCAGTGATGTTTCTGTCCTGCTCGATAGGGATTCCGTTACAGATGCATATCTTGGAATCTGATCAAGATCAACTGTTGTACTGGCTGTGATGGAGTCATAGTAGACTCCTCCGTAATATCCTCGATACGGATATGTGATGCTCAGTGTTTTTCCTGTGGCTGTACCATCAGCGTTGTGAGTGATCACCGCACTGGCTGTACCGAGCGTTGTCTCATGCCAGTATTGATGATCGTAATCATAAATAGAGGAGGCTGACCATGAACCAGTCGAGCCTCCTATGTTATATGAACCTGTCCTTGAACCTATCTCTACATCCCAGTACCTGAGTTTTGCTGTGATGCTGACCAGTGTCTGGTTATTAGATATGCTTTGTGCTCCTGTCCAGTAGCAGACTATTCCAAACTTGCCATTGCTACCGACTAGGTTTTGAAATGTGCCTGATAATGCCATTAAGCACCACCTCCCACCGATACCAGTCCAATTCCGTCATTGACCAGTGTCGAACCGGAATAGATCTCTATCGGAATGAATCTCATCTTTGCACAGAGAGTGATCTCTTCTTCGATGACAGATTTCTTCATGTGGAACTCGTCAGCCGATACCCAGTAGATCGGATTATCGTTTCTGTCATATCCTGCAAAACCAACCTGATTGTTCATCAGTACATATGAGCCGTCTGTGCCGAACATCTTGAGTCCGTTCTTGTCCATCAGTCCGACCAGATTGTTGTTGTTATCGTATAACTCCAGTATGCCTGATGTGTTGCTCTCTGATCCGAGTTTCAGCGTTCCACCCTTAATTAGATTTGCTGTCAGGTTAATGACATTTATCTGTTGCATATCGAGTGTGCCGTCTATCAGCCAAGCAGAATTGAATGTTCCGTTAATGCCGGTATTGGAAAAGCCTATGCCTGCTGAGTTTATCCTGATGACATTTGTGGCTGTCTCTTTCGGCAGAGAATCCACCACCATGATGCTGTCTCCGTTGTATATAACATAGGAGTTTCCCATAACGCTCAAAATTGCGTTTGTAGCCTCTTCCAGTTCCTGACCGAGAACTACCTTTACTGCTTCTGCTTGCTCTGTGACGATAGTTTCTGTGCTCGTCCTGATGTTCCCCAGAAGTCCTGAGAGAGTGTTCTGGAAGTTTCCGAACTGAACTTCGACATACTTTTCCAGAATGCAGTCATAATCGTAGGCGATGACATTTGTCATCAGGTTTATGCCGAGCCTCTCGTCTATGACCTGCACTGTATCACCAATGTCTGTGATCCTCTCCAGATTGGCCTTGAGAGTGTAGTTCACTTTTGGCACACAGTGTGCATCAAGATACTCCTGTGCCTGCTGTCTCAGATCGTCAATCAGTGCGTTCTGGTAGTCCGTTATGTCCTCATAGTCCTGCTCGTTAATTCCTGTCTGGTTAAACGAGACTGTCCGAGTGAATGGTATATCGTACTGTGTAGCACTCGTTAAGTAGATCTCTGGGAGAAGTAGTCCGTCTCTTCCTACTGGCATTAACTTCGTAACTACTTCATCCCAGTTCTCATCGACTGTGATCTCTTTTAAATTCTTTGCGTATCTTACTGTTACACCATTGTCTGCTCCGATACTCGTCATCAGCCTGATGTTCCAGTTATCCCTGACGATATGTCCTCCCCATCTCTCGATGACTGTCTGGATTGCTTCGTATAGGGATTTCCTTACGCATCTGTAGGAGTTTACTGTGCCGACATCGGATAATGTGCTAAATGGTGATGCAGGCTCTGTGGCTTGATTTAAATGATCTAATGCATCGTTGCAGTTTTTATTTACTACATAACTGTCTTGAATCAGATAGTTTCTTGAATCGAAGAACACATGCTGTGCTTTCATCTTCACTTTTGTTCGTGTCTTTTGATAGTCTCCGATTCGGAATGCCTGATCTCCCTGTGGTGTATTTGCCACTATGATGTTGCCTGCTACCAGATAATCGACATACTGCAGATCCGTTTCCAGATCCAGATAAAAAGCACCATTGTCCTGCTTTATGACTCTGGCTTTCAAGGGATGGAGGACAACATCACCATTCGATGTGTATACCGCATCCGTTGAGCCGAATACCTTTATCATGCTGTCCTCCTGTTCTTATAACCATCTGCTGTAGTTTGTGATCTCAACATTTGTGACATTGCCTGTCACCGAGATCGTGTTTTCTCCCTTTTGCAGGACGAAGTTGGAATAGTCTCCAGTCACCAACCTGTTACGGAGTATTCCTCCCTGATATGCCTCCATCTGCTCTGCATCTATTGTGATGTTTCCTGTGTCTCCCAGTGCTATCTGGAACACCTGCATGCCGTTCAGCCATACTCCGATGTTGCCACTTCCGTAGATCGTCATCGTAGGCTTGGCTGTGGTGTTGCCCTCATTGACTACTGAGATCATATTAGGCACTGATACTGTGACTGTGCCTGAATCCGTCCATATGTTGTTGTAACCTAATAGTGTTTTTACTTGAGTAGGTGTCAACTGATAGACGAGAGGAGTTGCGAGAGGATAAACCAATATAGAACCATTTACGGATGAAGTAAACGCATCCTTATCTGTATATGCAAAGTCATGTACTCTCAACGTTCCTGATGTGTGAGGCCATATTATTCCGTTATCTGGTGCATATGATGAGTTGTAAGCATAATCTCTGCAAATAAATCTGTCACTTATAAGTCCAGATGGAGCCAAAAACACATTGGGCGGTACCACTACTGATGCGGTTTGGAAAGTTTTATTGGTACTGTCGTATGTCCAAGAATAATCTCCTAAATTTACCGCCCCTTTTGTCACCGTCAGCACACCTGTCTCTATTTCTAATGTGCCACCATAGACAGGATTATCACTTATGGGATAGTAGCGTTCTGCAGTATATGGTTCATAGGATGTAACGGCTGAACCTAACTCAACTTGAATGTTTGATATGACGACAGTGCTGTTTGGGTTGGAATTAGCGTTGTTTACGACGAACCCTATTTGGGCGTATTCCCTGTCAATTGTTGTTGTGTATTTAATGTCAACGCTCGTTGCGTTTGAAAAGCTTGAAGGCAGTCCATGCCATACGTTCGCTTTATCTAATAAAGTAATACCAATCGTGTTTGCGTTGGGGTTTTCAAAATGGGCTGAAATTGTATATGTTTCACCTTGCGCAAAGAATTGCGGGGACAACCCAAACCTTGCTTTTGACCATGCTCCTGTCGTTGCACAGGAAAGAACATCTCCATTCTTGATTATTGTGCAAGCTTCTTCCCTTATGGTTATAGGGGAATACGTTACGGCGTTTACCGTTCTTCCCTCAACATCAAGCAGATTCTTCCCTGCCCTTGTAATCCCTATGGCCTTATATGGGACATAGGCTGAATCGGTGATTTCTGCGTGACGAACCATTGGATAAAGCGTTACATTAACCGATTGCCCACTTGCTACTCGATAGAAATACCACGCATTTACATCTGATGTCGGTGTATATGTTTCAAGGTTATTCACATACACAGTACCACCTGTGCTATCTCGCAACGACATTTGAACTATAGAATCGTTACCCGAAAGAATATATGTCTCTCCGCTCTTCAGTGGTATGCTTCCAAATCTGTATAACGAAGTCCCCGAAGCCGTACCGCTTATAGTCACAGACCCATTGGGATTAATTGTGTAAGTAACACCCGAACCTGTACCGCTTGGTTCTGTTATTTCAAGCAAGTTCTTCCCATTAGCAGGATATATAGGACAGATGTTTTCATATGGTGTCCATGCAGATGGTGCAGTGCTTCCTTTTACAAGGGCAATGAATTGAGTGTCATTAACCGTCACTCCTGCTGTCGTTTGAAAATAGATGTTTTTTACAAAGAAAGGCTCTGTAGTTGTCCATGTACCGATTTGCTTGTTGCCCAAAAAAGAACCATCCGCTTTGTATAAACTAAATATGCCACCCACACTTGTATATGTTCCAGCAGGCAACATCACCGCATTTGCTAACGCTATAGCGTTTGTTTGAACATTTCCACTAGATGTCCCTGTACCTGCCCGTGTGAATGTATAGCCATCGGAAGTAGTTAGCGTTATGCCGTTATATGTACCGCTTGTGAATTTAATATTTGGGTCAAGAACATTTACCCCTGCACCACCTACCCACGGATGATCGTAGCCGTTCAAATTCTGGTAAGGCTCGACATTGACCTTGACTCCGACTGCATCAGCAGACTGAGTTTCAAATGATACGATGTCTCCTGTGGTATCGGTAGAACCTGCTTCTTCGATGGGATCTTCATTCACCTCATACTTGAAAGGCTGACAGTGCATGGTGACTGTCGCTGTCCTGAACCTGACTAAGCGTTCAAAATCTATCTGCTCCAGTACCTGATAGCGATAGTATTTATCAAGCTCGTTTGAGTATATGACTGTGCCCTCAGAGGCAAAATATTCAATCACTGAGTCTATGTCGAAGTTGCCATGCAGTCCTATGCTTAATTCTTTATCGACTGTAGAATAGCCTAATTTCGTGACTATATCGCCGTCTCTGCCATCTATCTGATCTATCTGGGTCCTCATGAGAGGCTTAGAGATAGGAGGCAGTTCCTGAATTATTAAGCCTGTTATAGTGTTGGAGTTTACTCCGTTTAGGATTATGTAATTCATATTGCCTCCTATGCGTATATTGCTCTTGATACAGTGTTCTCAACGAACCGACCAGCGACTTCATCGTCTAGTTCGATCTTCATCTGGCTGAGGGCCTCTTTGAATGCTGAGATCATATCAAGACTCTCGCTGTATCGTGAACCGTTGACTGTCGGAGAGTTGATGTCAAATGATGTCGGAATAGAATCAGCCATCATTCTGGAGACATCTTCCATCTCGTCACTGAATCCCTCACCAATACCGAGTGCAAGGTTTGTTCCTATCTCATCCCTGAAGAGTGTAGATGGAGAATGAATACCGAACAACCTCTTGATGAATGCCGTTACATTACCGACCCATCCTCTGATCTTGTTTGTGATCCATGTGTATGCACCTGAGATGCCCTCCCAGATACCATATACAAGATTCTTGCCGACTTGGATCATATCACTGATCTTGTCTCCGATTGTCTTTACAATCTTTGCGACAACTTCGACTGCAGGCTTCACCAGTTCGCCTAAGGCTGACATGATACCTGCTACAATTGTTCCCACCAGTTTTATGCCAGTGTCGAGCACCAGAGGGAAGTTGTCTTTTAATACAGTCACAACATTGTCGATCAGCACCGGCATCTGACTCAAAAGCATTGGCAGAGAATCAACAATACCCTGTGCAAGTGCCACTATCAGTTTTAGACCTGTGTCAATGATCATCGGCAGATCTGATACAAGGCTTGTCACGATAGACGGAACTAACTGCTGAATAGTCGGCATGATCGTAGGCAACAGAGCTAGTATTGATGTCAGAGCATGCTGTACTGCAGTCAATATCACAGGTAAGTTCGTCTGAATTATCGGAACTACCATCTGAATCAACTGAGGCAAGATTCTCTGTATAACCGATGATGCAGAAGATACGATCTTCTCAATCTTCGGCACTATCTGCCCCAGTACACCACCTTTTCCGTCTGGTGTGACTAATGTATTGATGAAGTTGTCCACCAACTGTGCGAAGTCAGCGTTATCATCTGCAAGTCCTGTCAGAAGATTCTGCCATGATGCTTTCATCATTCCGATAGAACCGCTTATGGTGTTATAAGCCTCTGCAACAGTGTTTCCTGTCAGTCCTAGAGCATCAACACCTTGTGTGAGCATCTTTGTGACCGCCTGCTGATATTCAGCCATCGGTACTTCTGTCAGTTTCTTGTATTCTGTAGAAAGATAACCTGCATTTTGTGCCGACTCCAAGAATCCTGCACTTGTAGCAGGGAGAATACCTGCAAACTGATCAGCAATGCTCTGATATGATGCTGTGCTCTTGGTTATCATCTGATACTTCTGTGACAGTTCGTCTATTGATCGTCCTGTTCCTGTTGCAAAGTCGGTAATAGCTTGCATACCCTCTTTAGCGACATCATAGCCTTTTTCATCACCAAGCGTAGATGCGAAGTTTGCACCGACTGTTGTCATGACCTTGAGATATTCGTTTGCGGAAATACCCATGTTGAGATACGCTTCTTGAGCGTCTTTCTCAATCTTGGAATAGTCCATTTGATCAAAGATCTTCTGTGCACCACCTGCCAACTGTTCATAGTCTGAGTAACTGTTCAGAGCCTGTTTGCCTACATCAATAAATGCACTGCCAAGTTGCTTTAACCCTGAAATTACGCTCTGGATGGCTTTTGATCCAAGATCTGCTAAGATCCCTTTCATGATTGTCCAACCACCCTTAGAAGCATCTTCTGCCTTTTTTCCACTTCCTGATGCTTCCTCGCCAAGTTCTTCCAGTTCCTGTGCAGTTTTATTAATGGCAGATTGAGCCTCATTCATCTGAGTCCGGACCTTGCTCATGCTCTTTTCGTTCTCATCAAGATTGCGAGTGCTCGTTGCCACCTGCTGAGACAGGTTTAATACCTTATCAGCCTGATCTTTATATTCTTTTGATGTGTTTCCGACTGTTCTCTCTATCTCGTCAAGTTTTGCCTTTTCAGTCTCATAACTCTTGACAAGATTATTATGTTTTTCAGTCTGTGTCTGCACTTCTGTAGACATATTCGCATATATCGACTTTAACGATTCAAGCGATTTAGTCTGATTGTTGTAGATTTGCACTAGATCATTGTTTTTGGCACTTAATGTCTTTAATGATCTATCGTTCTCGTCATAGGAACTCGATACAAGTTTCAATTCTGATGCGTTTTCTCTCAGGCTTTGATTTATCTGCGAAAGTGCTCGTTTATAATCCGACTCCCCTGTTAGCTTAATGCTACCTCCGAATCCACCTGCCATGAGATCACCTCCTTAGAACCAATCTTCTGCCTCTTGCTGTTTCTTTCTTAATTCTTCATAAGTCATATTTGCCTGTGTTAGTCTCATCTCCATGCTCCATGTTGTCTGGTAATGTCCATACAACCGCATGAAAAGCCTGACCGACAGGTGTCCGATCTCTCTGATCGTTAACCCTAATCGAGTCAGGCCTATAAAATAAAACCAAGAAAAGTCGATCACAGACTCCTCGTCCTCATCTTGGATTATGCGTTTTTTTCTTCACTCTTTGACGAATTAATGACAACATCATTCATCGTCTGAGTTGCCTGTGCTATTCCTACCTCAGTCAAAAGTCTGCCGACCTGCTTATGTGTGAAGTAAGGAATGTTTGTTCCGTTTTCTTCGTTCTCTATGTCGATGCCCTCATTCAGCATCGCTTTCAGTCCGAATATCAATGCTTTTGCATTGACTTCACCTGATGCTCCGTCTGTCAGTTCTCCCCATGCTCCCAGAGAACCGTATTCTTCTTGGATTTCTTCCATAACATTGAGAGAAAAAGCCAGTTTGTAGTCTTTGCCTTTGTACTGGAGTGTTCCATTAAAGTCTTTCATTTCATTGCCTCCAATATGGAAAAATAAGGAGCAGAGTTTCCTCTGCTCCTCTTTCGTTTTAAAGTGTTGCGGACGAACCGAGTTTGCCCTCGATATAAGAAATTGCTTCAGCGTGAGTGTCAAAAATCTGCCTCTGTCTCCACTTCTTATTGGGAGGGATGATCATCTGTCCGGACAGTGTAGAAGTCTGGAACTCGATAGATTCTCCCCTCGTGTTGTCGTTTTCCTCAGGCTCGGAAAACTTGACTAGAGAAATGACTGTGCCTCTGAACTTAGGCACTCCGTCAACCATAAGATTTGTGACCCTGCCAACTCCAACATATGGTGCAATATCTTCTGTGCTGTCTATCTCTTCGCCTGCAGATGTTTTGGTGTGACCAAGAACATCACACATTGTAGTAGGATCTTCTCTGTCTATACCCATCGTGACAGCACCACCTGTGACTCTGCTGTCATACTCTGCCCTGTCGTCATCAGCATACAGAGAAGCTTCTGCCACAGTTGGAGCAAGTGTGAAATTGATAGCCTTGGCCGGCTTCTTTGCACCACCATAGGAAACTACACCTGTCGTAGAATCGATAGTGGCTATAGCATACCGAAAGTTATTCAGTCCTATACGTGCCATTAATTCTCCTCCTGTTTGATTTCAGATCTTAATATTCCAAAGTTAAGCGTTTTGTGATGATAACCAGTCTCGACCTCATAAAGGTCTCCACTGGATTTAGATACCTGCCAAACGAAGCCGTTTGCTGTCAGTATCTCTTTCAGTTTCTCGATGATTGCCAAAAAGTTGCCTTTTGCGTAGACATCAAAATCGTAATAATCAGCATATCCTAGCAGTGTGTCATCTCCCGTCAGAGAATTGTCTGCATCTTCCTGCGTCCATACCACATAAGGCTCTCCATGACCGAAGTAATACGAAAATTTAACAGGAATTTTGACCCCGTTGACCTCAAAATCAGCAAACAGTGAAGTGATTAGTTCATTCATCTAACAGTCCTCCTGATGCCTCTTTTTGTGCCTTTAACATTGCTTTCTCAATCTCTGCCTTGCGGAATGATTTACGCATAAAAGGCTGTTTCGGAAACTCCGCATTAGACCTTCCATGCTCAAACACATTAGCCACAAGAGGAGCAGGTGTGACTACTCCGTTTTCATTTTCAAAGTAGCCGTAAAAAGCAACCTTTGTATTGATTCCGTCATCTGATGGAGTGCGATAAACATCTGTGATCTGCAAGTTGTTCATCATCTTAGAGTCCTTTATTCCCTTTGGAACGTTTCTGACGATGTTGTTGTAGACCACCTCTGCTCCTGCCCTTGTCATTGCACCGAATATCTCATCAGCATTCTCAAAGATATGCTGAATGTCTTTGATCACTTCGTCAGGCAAAGCGTATTCAAACTTAGCCATTAGTGCGTGATCTCCTTACACTGCAGTTCAAGATACTTGGATTCTTCATCAATGTTGTTCAGATACTCGATTGAGTAAGTCTTGCCTCTGAACTCCACCAACATATCCCTGTTGATGCAGGTGTTCTGCGGATATCTGATGACGAACCTTGTCAGTGCTTTTTCAAAGTCAGAATCATTCTTGATTATCGTCATACCTTTTGTAGTTTTTATCTCTGCAAAAGGAGTGAGGACAGTGATTTCTTTCCTTTCAGTCTGGAAACCTGCACTGTCCTCTTCAACTACTGTCTGAAATATTCTGATTAAGTGATTGAATCGTCCTGCGTTATTCATAGCAGATTCACGGAGTGCATATTCAATATGCTCTTGACGACAAAGTTCAGATTTTCACTGTCTACATACATTGTCCTGTTATCCCACATGTCCTGACATAGGACTAATACGCAGATCACAAAATCCTGATATGCATCAAGATCCTCTCTCCCTGTGTAAGTTTGTATAAACGCTTTGGCAACTGCAATCATCATATTGAGATCGTTCTCAGCATCAGTGTACATATTCTCTGACGGATTCATATAGTTCCACACATCCTCAGCCGTGATATCACTGACTTTAAGAATCTCATTCATGTTTATCCTCCTTTCGGAGTGCGTTTCTTCTTTGGCTTGTTTGTTGGAGCAGGACCTTCCCCAACTGTGACTATATAGCCACAGCTGAGGAGATCACTTGCAACCGCTTTATCTGGGATCTCTTTAACCTCTCCCTTTGCCATGCACACCAAGCCACAGAAAGACCTTAGTGCTTTGTACATGGACTCACCTCATTAAACAGAGGCAGTTCCCATAACGAGCTTTGCGATCTGCTGTTCGTCGATGACCTTGCTGTCAAACTCGAACCATCCGACAAGTCCCAGAGCATGCTGAGGTGCATATCTCTCACGGAGTACTTCGATGTTCATGTCCTCGTTGAACTTGGTAGCAAGCCCACGCATGTCACCATAGTAGATGACAGTGTTTCCTGCACCGATCTCAGGCATATTATCAGAGACGAAAACAGGCTTACCAAGCATTCTGTAACCGAACTCTGCAGTGAAGTCAGGATTGAGCATGTAGTGGTCGATTCCGTCCTTGAGAGTGCGGAGTGCTTCTCTGGTAGACGGATGCATGATCCAACAAGCATCCCTCTGGAACCTGTCTTTTACCTTGCCCTGAAGCTTGACGATATCGTCAGCAGTAATGGCAGACGCAGATGTCAGCGTGATCTTATTGTCGAGTGTGCTCAGTCCAAGCACCTTTGCAGGATCCTCAGTCGGATCAGCTCCTGCCGGATGTCCGACAAGCAGTTCGTGCTCGATGAAACGAGCGATAGCCTGAGCCATCTCATCGACAATGAAGCCGACAACATCTATGTCAGTGTTGTTGACAAGGCTTCTGGAGATCTTGGTGAGAGCACCTGCGAGGAATCCAGTTAGATTGACGGAACCGAACTTGCCACTCGATGCCTCCATGTCAACAAACTCTTCCTGATACGCAACAGTGATGTTGTTTGCATCTGCAGGATAGTAAGGAACGGCCAATGTACCCTTGACATTGAACTTCTGCGACCTCTCAAGAATCGGACAGATGTCATAGACTCTTCTGATGATGTAATCCACAACAGTTTTCGGTATAACTGCACCATTGTCAGTCAAGGTGAGATTGACATCACCCCTCTCCTCAAACTTTTTGCCGTTTGCCATAGCACGAATGTACTCGACAAAAGCTTCTTTCTCCAGTTCTTCGACGGATCTCTTGTTCTCTTCCATCTTTTCCTCCTCGTTTTTTTCGTCTTTGACTTCATACTTCTCAAGACCTCTGACCTCTTCATCGAGTTTCAGAGTCTCTTCGATTTTTGCGACAGAATCCTTGATTTCTGTCAGTTCTCTGACTTCTTCATCCGTCAGTTCCCTTGTCTCTGTCTTGGCAGAGTCGAGGATACTTTCAGCACGAGTAATCAGATCGTTTTTCTTTTCAAGTAGTTCCTTGAAATTCATTCTGCTTTTTCCCCTTTCATGTCTTTTATCCACTCTTCATAAGTGGAGTAATCAATATTTGCCTCAGGCTCTGCCTGTTCCGGCTCTTTGACTTCTTCCCTGACTTCGATCTCATCAAGGAATGCCTCACCGACATACAGCGTTTCCTCATCGTCTCTTGCCATAATGAGTGTTCCGTCATATGCGGGTGTTCTGGTGGAGTCGAGTATCGACACCTCTCTCAGATCGAGATCTCTCAGTTTACGGAGAGGCAGTCCTGTGTCCTCATCTACTCCTGTGTCTACCGCTCCCTCAATGTCGTAAAATCCAAAAGACCAACCTACTAACTTTCCCTGTCTTGCTTCTTCCACAACCTCAGGATCTGTGACGATTGCTCTAGCTCTCAGACCGATGTTGTCCTCTGCCAGTTCTAAATTGCCTGTTTTCTGACTTCCTAGAACTCTCATCCTGTCATGGTTAAGTAACAGGAGAACATCATCATTCCGTTTCAGAGCATTAGAAAACGCACCCCGTAGGATGCGTTCAACAAATCTTCCTATTCTGCTGATTAGTGGTTTTGAGTTTCGTTCAATTGCGTTTACTCAAACATAGCCAGTGATTTCAACTGAATCATTCATCACTCTGACTATCATTTGCATCACCCCTTTCTGCTGAATTTCCTGACTCATCATATGCTTCTGCCAGTTCATGTCCTTCTAGCATCTGATCAAGTTCTTCCTGTGTTTTGTCTGCGTTTTCGTCAGTGTTTCCGTCAGTAGTTCCGTTGTCTGACAGATCACCGACTGTATCAGTGTTAGGTGTGTAATACACATGTCTGTTGACATCGTAAAGCACCGCACCAAGACCGACATTGACCACATCAAGACCCTCTATGTACTCAAGATTTTCCTCTCTGCGGATCTCATTGAGTGTGAGGAATCCTGTCTCTTTTGCAAGTTTGTAAGCCTCGTACCTCTCTTTTATCGAGACTCTGAGGATTTCCTTGCAATCGAACTCAAACCAGTATTTGCCTTTTTCTTTTTCTAGCAGAAGATCTCTGTTTAGAGCGGTCTCAAAGGCTTTAACTATTGGATAGATGCACTCTTTGTATGTCCGGAGAAAATCATTCGGATAGACATGAAACAGATCTCTGATCTCATCTGCCAGTGTTTTCTTGTTCTCGTTCATCTGCATCTCTACTGAAGTGTTAGATGCCTCTTTGAACTCAACACCCTCATTGAGAACTACAATATTTTCTGTTCCATGCTCATAGAGTTTTTTCCATCCCTCTTTCAAGGCATTTATTGCCTCCTGTGAGAGTCTGTTTTTAGCCTGTAAGAAGCCTCTTTTGTTACCGCCTGCTTGTACCAATCCCAACTGATATATCAGTGTCTGATACGCAGTTTCTAACTCTTTGCTTATCTCCTGTGTCAGCCCTACTCCTGATGCTCCGTCTTTGGTGTTCCTAAGGATCTTTATGAACTCAAAAGGCATATAAGGCTTACCGAGAACCTCTATGAGATACCGCTTGTATATTGGCTCCGGAGTCCTCAGAATCGTTATGTAGTTATCCTGCACATAGAACAGTCCTGTGACCTCATTGCGATATTTGCGTATATAGCAGTAGCCTCCCTTACCCATCAGGTAATCTGTGACCATTGCCTTACGCATCTGAAAAGCATCAAGAGTATCACCTGTGTCTCCGTTCAGAAGTATGACCCTGCTGTCATCTGTTACCTCTTTAATCCTGCCCTTCGACTCCTTATAGAGTTTTATTGGCATTGAAGCTATGGTGTTTGAAATGAAGTCAACACATCCATTAACAACAGGAAGCGTCAGAGCCTTTTCTCTCGTGATGACTTCTCCGTTCAGCAGTGCTCTGAGCAGTACATCACTTACTGGAGGAGTGATCTGTTCTTCTCTGACCTCCTCCTTTTTGCGAAACCTGTCGAAAAATCCCATTTAATACCTCGCATATCCTTTTTCGATGATATAGTCCGCTCTGACCTTGCTGACTTCTGTCACATCACCGATCTGTACCTGTTTATTCAGTTCAAGATCAAAATAAGGCTGTGTTGCTGTGATCTTAACTTTTGTTTTCATATCTCTTTGATACTGGCTTTCACCTTTAGCAAGAATCTTATCCCAGTTGTCCTGCTTTGGTTCGTAAGCGAATTTAGGCAGGCCTTTATTGATTTTGTCTATCGGTATGCTGGACATGTCGAATGGCAATACAAAGCCATTTTTGCCGTTTACCACACCAAGTTCACGGAACACAGGACAGTCAGTCACAATAACAGGTGTGCCGACTGATAGTGACTCAACCACTGAGTAGCAGTACCCTTCATTGTCAGATAACTGCACCAAGTAGTCTGCATCTGCTATGTAGTCGAGAATATCTAACCTAGGTTCTCTGTAAGTGATGTGAGGACTAGGTAAAGGTGTTTTTGCATCTGTAAAAATCACCCAGTCAAACTTGACTCCGTTTTTATCCAGTTCGTTTGCAAGCGTGATGATTCTCTCGATGCCTTTCTCTTTCGTTAGTCTTGTAGCTGATATCAGATGCAGAACTTTGTTAGGCTTTCTGACAACTATAGGATTGTAAGCAAGTTCCGTCTTAAAGCCTGTGACCTCTTCATATGTCAGGCAGACCTGTTTTGACACACCCAGATATCTATTGAGCTTCGAATGTGTGTTAGGCTTCACACCCATAGATTTGTAGTCACCATGAGCAATCTGTATATACTCTTTAGCCTCAACATAATCGATGATGTCTAAGTTGAAGTTGAAGAATGCTTTTTCACAGATGAACTTCTGCTCTTTAAATTCAATAACCCTAACGAACTTCCTCAGCCTCTTCAACTGTTCTTCGTCTCCGATCTGATAGCAGATCACGACATCCCAGTCTTTATATTTCTGAGCCAAGTTAAAAAAGAATGTCTCTATTCCTCCGATTGAGTTTATCCGAGAAAAGTAGAACAGGTTTTTGCATCTCACTTCCATAGTCCGATCCTCCCATCCTGAAACTGGTGAGTCCATGTCATATCACCTGAATTGCAAAGTCTGCCTGATTAAGGAAGTAGTCCTGCTGTAACAGGTAAGTGGCTATTATCAGACTGACAACCATATCGACCTTTCCATTACTGCGTTTCTTGTTTACGTATGCATTTTTATTCGTGTCATAAGTGCATCTAGCGTTCTGGAAGTTGATCTCAAGCAGTGCATTCTCCGTGTATTCAAACTCCCCTGCTATGATCTTCTCTCGCAGGAGCTTTGTTGGAGGATGAAGAACAGAGGAATGCTGTCTCACCTCTACCATGTTGTAGCCATCTCTTTCTAATTTCTGTGCAGAGGAGAGTGCATTCCATCTGTCGAATCCAATAGCTTGCACTTGCACACCGAACTTGCTTTCAATGCCTGCAATGAAATCTTCAACATAGGCATAATCTATAAGCCTGTCACCGCATGCAAAGACCTTGCCTGTTTTCAGCAATTCTGTATAGTTGACTTTCTCAGACTGTATCTTCTCTTCGATTCTGCCTTCCGGAATAAAAGCAAAAGAATCTGCAAGAATCTTGTCATGCTCATCAACTGCTACCATTGAGACGGAAGTGTTATCGTCTGTCTGAGATAAGTCGAACCCCAGATATACAACTCTGCCCTTCCAATCGATATTAGCGACTTTGCATGCTCTCAGATCTTGCAGATCAACATATGTTTCTGTGCCTACTCCTGTGTAGATGATGTTGCAGTGCTTAGTGACAAAGTTCTCTCTGGCATCTTCTACAGCTATTGCGTAGGCTCTTTTCTTCAGCAGATCCTCCCAGATCTCTGGGATCTCCAGAGCAACAGGATTTGCCTGCTGTAGTATGAGATCGTTTGTCTCCCAACCTTTTGTTTCATCAGGCTCATACAGCAGGGAGAACCTTGTTTCGTCTTTCTCCAGTCCGTCCAGAACTTTCTTGCTATATGCCACCTCAGTTTCAAAAGGATTGTTGATTGTTGGATATTTAGTCGAGATGATGAAGCCCAGTTTGTTGAGAATGTTCAGCTGTCCTGACCTCATTGCTTCTATCGGATAACTTGTCGGTAATGCACCAACTTCATCAGCAATAAAAGCATTCGGCAGTCTGCCGTCCATCCTCGATGTTGAAAACGACAAAGGAATGTATTGCGACTGCGTAGGCTTAAACAGTATATAATCCCTCAGAATCTTGAACCGCTTTTGCCCTTTATACTCGTACAGTTTCGGAGAGGATTTGATGATTTCCGATATAGCTTCTCTTACTTCTCGTGATAGTGTTCCATCCGGTGCTACCGAATAGAATTTAGAGAAATTTGGCTCAGTTAGAAACAGCAAAATGAAGATAGTTGCGATAGTAAAACTTTTGAAGTTCTTGCGTGAAAGCTCCAGAACACCTGTCTCATATCTTCTCTTGTCCTCATTATTTCGATAAACAGCACACAGAATTGCAGTGTAAAACACCCACTGATAACCAGTAGAGCATTCAGACAAAGGCTGTCCTGCCTTCAACCCTTTTGGCATTATCAACAGTTTGAGGATGTTGTCTATCTGAGCCAATTTCTTTTCAGATATCTTGTATTTCTTGTCCTTGCCGTTCCAAACCTTGATGAACTCTTTCAACTGCAACTTCACATAGTGAGGCGTAGTTTTTGCCTTGAGGCTCTTTTTCGCGAACTCATATGCCTTGTGACTCATCTGCATCACCACCATTGATGATGTCCATGAGAGGATCTATCTCATCATCCGCAGAATCTATACCCCATGTGCGGAATATCTTCAGAAGTGTTGCCACAGTTTTATTGGCTGAGTCTGTTGTTCTGTCAAACTGTGCAATGGCCGGATGAATCATCACATTACCTCTGCCCTTGACATATTCCTTGGTGACAAGTGTTTCTCCTGCCTCAATAGCCTCATTGATGCTCTCATCAAGTGCTATCAGCGTACGCACCTGTCTTTTGTAACGTGCAAAGGATGTGGTGAACAGATAATCACATTCAAGTCCGTTCTCCTCTGCCTTGAGGAGGATAGATCTTTCCTGTTCCTCCAATTTCTTGATATCTAACATGTATCGCACCTCATTTTCTTCATTCAATTCTGCGATATTCGGCATCCCTCTCTCAAATTGAGCATTTTTCAGCCGATTTTGACAAATAATCTCTGTTTTTGAGCATTTTTCAGCGTTTTTATCCACAAAAATCACGAAAATGAACATTTCTGTGTATTTCTG